GAAAGAGGGTTGGCAGATTACTGGAGAAAATTCAGAAGCTGTTGGATATCTATATCAGAGAATTGATTTTATGGAAATGGCAATGAAAAGACCATTTCTTGATTTTTTGATTGAAGTTTCCGATCAACTTTTTAAATTTTCAAATGCATTTATTGTAAAAGCCAGGGGTGATATATCGGAATTTTTTCCAGATAAACTTACTCCAATTGGTTCAACTCAACCAATTGTTGGATATTATTTGATACCAACTGAGCAAGTGAGAATTCTTCGTGATAAATTCAATAGACCAAGATCTTATCAGCAGGCAACGGATCCGCTTACTTATTCGCCAACAGATAGAGATCCTGTATGGTCTGCGGATAGAGTCATACACTTGAATATAGACAAGAAAACCGGTAGAGCCTTTGGTACTCCTTTTTTAACAAACGTTTTAGATGACGTTGTTGCCCTAAGGCAAATGGAAGAAGATATTCAGAATTTAGTTCATAGAGAACTTTTTCCTCTTTATAAATATAGAATTGGAACTCCCGAACAACCAGCAGAACCGGATGAAATTGAAAGAGCAGCATCTGAAATTGAAAACCTTAGATCAGAAGGTGGTTTAATACTTCCGCATCGTCATGATATTGAAGTTGTAGGAGCCGGCAAAGAAGCCCTTAACGCATCTGCATATTTAGAGCACTTTAAGGAAAGAGTAGCGGTTGGTCTTGGTATGGCGCCACATCATCTTGGAATGAATATGAATGGTGGAAACAGATCCGTAACAGATCGTTTGGATGTAGCTTTATTCGATAAAATTAAACAGTACCAAAAACAATTTGCGGAATCAGTTAGGTTGCACTTTTTTAACGAAATTCTTCTTGAAGGTGGCTTTGATCCAATTGAAAATCCAAGAGAAAATGGAGTTTCTGACAGATGCTATTTTACATTTAATGAAATTGACGTTGATACTCAGGTGAAGAAACAAACCCATATAATTCAAAAATTTACCAACCAAGTAATCACATTGCCAGAAGCAAGGATTGAATTGGGTCTTGATCCAGAGGTTGACGAAGAGATGATGTTTGCTGCAATTCAGGGTAGGGTTCAAATGGAAATTTCTAAGAATCAAGCAGAACTAACTTCGGATACGACAGCGCAAAAAGACACACAAAAAGACGCAGATAAGCAACAATCTGCACCAGCCGGTCAAAGAAATCTTAGATCTTCACGCAGAGGCCCTGGTAACGCCACTCGTCCAACAAATCAATATGGCAGAAGAAATTCTCCAAATATCAGAAGATCTGATCTATCTTGGCTTGGTGTGATTGAAAAAGCCCTAGAAAAAGACTATACTGTAGTTTACACAACTGAGGACACAAAGGACAAAGATAAACAATGAGTTTGATGATAACTTCAGAAATTTCAAAACAATATCTTCAAGAAGAAGATGCGGTTGAAGGATTCAAAATTGCAGTTGCGAATAATCAATTAAGACTTGCTCTTGAAATTCTTACAGAAATTATAGATGCATTTATGGGAGGATTTGAGACTTTGATGCCAGAGCAGAGCGCGTCTGACACCAATGTTCAGGAGTCAACGGTGGAGCAAGACAAAGGGCAAGAGACACCAAAAAAACATTCGCAAAAAAAATAGAAGAAAAAAACAACTTCTGAGTAAAATGAAACTTATAATTGGCTGTCCAATTTACAAAAGAGATTGGATACTTCCATCTTGGATTAGAAGCATAATCAATCAATCTGTTGATTTGTCAAATATAGGATTTATATTCGAAGTTTCTCCAGATGATATGCGTACGGTTCAGAGTTTAATAGCTTGGAAAAAAATAGATAAAAGAATTCCATTTTTTTTGATTAAAGAAAGAAAAGATATTCCGCATTTTGAGCATTTTAATAATGGAAGACAATGGACGATGTCCAAATATCACAATATGGTTGCATTAAGAAACTCTCTTCTTGATTCAATAAGGGAACAAGAGCCAGATTATTATTTTAGTTTAGATTCTGATGTTTTGATACAGAATCCCAATACAATTGAGCTCCTCATTGGCCACATAAAAAATGGAGCTGATGCGGTAGCGCCCCTTATGTACATGACTCCATTTGATAAAAGATTTCCAAGTGTTATGTCATGGGCAAATAAAGAAGAATGGAAAGCTAAAAGAGAAGAATTCTATCCAATAGGAACTTATTTCAAATCCGATATCATAATGGCAGCAAAAATGATGTCAAAAAAAACCTATTCATCCATTAATTACGAGTTTCATTCGCAGGGAGAAGACGTGGGGTGGTGCAAAAACGCAGCACTAGCTGGCCTAGATCTATATAGTGCATCCTACATATACGCACCACACATCATGCACGAAGAAATGTTGAATAACTTTAAAGTTAAAGGTGATGATAGAAATTCAGAACTTTTAGAAAACATATCAAAAGTCTGATAAAATTGTTTAATGTTATAAAAAGAAATTTACTATATTCTTGGATATAAAAGGAAACAAAAATATGGCATTTGATTTTATCGAAAACTTTATGGTGCAAGTTCCAAAGTTGTCTGGGACTGATTTTAATTTTTCGGAAAATTTTAATACAAAGCGCGGTCTAATTATTGAAGTCGCCGCTATTCACGAGGGTCTAACCGCTAACTATAATAACTATTCAGCAATAGAATTAGAAAAGGCTCTTCAGTCTTGGGTTGAGCCATATCCCAAGCCAATTATTTTAAATCATGATGTCAATTCTGAGCCAATTGGCCGCGTAATGGCCGCAAGGCTTGATAAGGAAGATGATGGCTCTAATTATGTTAGACTACAAATCGCAATCACAGATCCAGTAGCAGCTCAAAAAATTGCCGATAAAAGGTATCTTACTGGCTCAGTTGGTGGCAGGGCAGGAAAAGCGATTTGCTCTATATCTGGAGAGGATCTTGCAGCAGAAGACGCAAGTGGAAGGCCCAAGCTTCCAAGGTTTAAAAGGGGTCAGATTTATAAGGGTAAACTTGCATATATTGATATGCAGAATATTTCCTTTAAAGAATATTCTTTTGTAAATCAACCAGCAGATCAAAGATCAGGAGTTAGAGACGCAAAGGCGCCAGGTGAAAAGTCAACACTTGCAGACTCAGAAAATTGGATAGCAAAAAGTAGAGCTTTTATCTTAAACATGGATGAAGAGGATATTATTTCAATTGAAGAAAATGAGTCTATTCTTAAAAATCTTAAGAAAAAAGAATCAAAACCAATGTACCTTCATCTTAAGGGGGCCTTCTTGACGGCACTCGCCATTCAGGAAATGCAAAATGGCAATAATCAAGATAAATCATTACTATCTACTGAAGATTCAACAATAATAAAATCTGAGGAGAATACAAGCATGGAACAAGAGGAAGTCAAAGAGGACATTTTGGCTGTGGCTGAAGAACTAAGCCAAGATTTGTCAACCATTGCGGCTTCTGGCACACACGATGCTTCAGGCGCAAAGCAGGATGAAACAGTTACAGCACAGAAAGATGAAACAACAGCAGAGTTAGCAGAAACACCTGCTGAACAAACAGTTGAAGGCAGTGACAAACAACAGATCTCTAATGACGATTCAGAAAAAGCAGAAGAACAAGAAGTTGATTCTGAGAAAGCTGAAGAGTCAAAAGAGTCACCTTCGGAAGTTGAAGGTGATGGTCCAAAAGAGGCTGAGACAAAAACCAATGATCTCAAAGTCGCAGACAATGCTGGCCTTGAGCAGGGCGATGTCAAGCTAGAAGACATAGTTAAGTCTCTTGAGGAAGAAAATGCTCGTTTAAGGGCAGCGCTTCACAAGACCTTGGTTGAAAGAGTTGTTGATACTAAGATTGGTCTTGGACTTGAATCAGCAGAAGAAAGGGAGAAGCTTATCTCAGATCACATCACAAGAACAGCTTCCTCACTCGCCGACTCCCTGAGGGATATGGCAAAGCTTCCTGAAAAAAAGACAAGAGCAGTCGAAGTTCCAGCAATTAAATCTGAGCTTCAGGTAACAGCTGAAGAAAAGGTTGTTACTATGGACGCTGAGATTCAGGTTGAGGAAAACAAAGAGCCAGCCCTTGAGCAGATTTTCGTAGATGCCCTAATGGGCAGACGTAAGCTCTAATCTATTAAGGAGATAAAAATGAGTTTAGCAAAATTTCGTAAGGTAGGCACCAAGACTGGTGCAGGTCGTTTTGTGGTTTCTGAGGGAATCGCTCCTTCGGCCTATTTACTGACCCACCCAGGACTTCCAACATGGTACCTTGATTCAGAGGACGATCGTTTTGAAATTGTAATTCCTAAGGGAACAATTCTCTCGGTCATTGCTGATTCAAATGGTGACTCAAGGGTGGTACCCGCCAATGGTTCTACTTCATCGGTTACATGGGGTGACTCAATGCCATCAACATGGAATCCACAAAGTGGTGCAACGCCATCGTACAGCTCAGGTGCAACGGACACGATTGTGGTTCCGGCTCGTTCGGTTCCAATTGGCTGTGCGCAATACGATCTCTACCGTCCGTTTGACAAGGGCACATCGCAAGGTGCTGGCTTTATCACACATGGTTACGTAGAGTATCCAATGGTTAGCGGAGTAAACGCTGACGTCGCAGTTGGTTCGGTCGTAAGATCTGACCATATGGGTCGCCCAGTGCTTGCCGCAGCTGCAGACTTCTACAACTCTTCAGCCGCCTACGCCTACCTCCAGGTTGGTAAGGTGATTGAGGTTGAGAAGTTCGCAACGAATTTCGATGATGGCCTGCTTTCCTACATGCAGCTACCATCGGACCCGGGTGCGCTCAAGACAGTATTTGAGCTCACACGTGCTGGTACCTTTAGCGGTAAGCTCGGTATCCGCGCTAACCTGGACGTACACAATGTCATTGGCGCATTCCGCGTCAATTTGACTCTCTAACAGAAAACAGGAGGAAGATTCCTAAGATGAGTAAGACAATCCAAGAACTCCTCTCTGGGCTCCCCGCTTGGGAAGCTGCACTGTCTGAGGACGGGTACATTAACACTGACAATAGGGTAACAATCAAAGAGGCCTTTGCATCACCAGATGCAGCAGCCTTGTTTCCAAAGGTCATTTCTCGTACCCTAAAGGAGGCCGCAGAGCCACAGCTACTTGTGACTCCTCTCCTTTCCACAGTTCGCCTTGGCAAAGGGCGCTCTTTGGAGTTCCCAGCAGTTAACGCAATTCAAGCTGCTGAGATTCCAGAAGGACAAGAATATCCAGAGCAAGCGCTCGCCTTCGCAAAGCAGGTAGAGGGCAAGGTGTCCAAAAAGGGCGTCAAGCTAGCTTTCACAGAGGAAGTAATTGCTGACTCACTTTGGGATATCGTCGGTATGCATGTTCGCGCCGCAGGTCGTGCCATGGCACGTCTTAAGGAGCAGATTGCACTCAGCCGTTTCAAGGACGCTGCAACAATTGTCTTTGACAACGACAGCAATTCATACGATGACACAACGGGTCTCAATATTAATGGCGCTGCCAATTTAACTTTGACCTGGGATGACGTTGTAGATATGGCTGCCGTCTTGATGGCCGAGAACCATGTTCCAACAGACTTCATTCTGCATCCACTCATGTGGTCCGTGTTCCTAAAGAACTCGATCTTCCACTCAGGTGGCAGTGCAGCTGCGGTCAATACGAGCTGGGGCTACCGTCCACAGTCAGCTGAGGGTGCACTTAACGCTACGGCCCCAATGGGTCTTAACGTTATTGTTTCGCCATTCGTTAGCTTCACGGCTAAGAGTGGTGGAACGGCAGCCAAGTCTGACGTGTTCCTTATTGACCGCAACGAGGTCGGCACGCTTCTCGTCAAGGACGACATGAGCACGGATCAATTCGATGATCCATCACGCGACATTCGTTCTCTTAAGATGAAAGAGCGCTATGACATCGTAATGCTTGGTGATGGTGAGGGAATCACGGTTGCCAAGAATGTTAGACTCTCTCGCAATTACGAGGTTGTGGTTACTAACGAAACTACGTGATAAATTTACGATAGTTATAAGTAATTTAGGACAGTTATAGTTAAGAAATACCCTGAAAGTGGGGGACGGAGGAAACTTCGTCCCCTATTTTCATTTGATTACGGTTACTATTGAACTTATATAATTCTATTTTTGGAGATTGATGTGGCGTTATTTTTGATCGATACTGCTGCCGTAGATTGTTACAATGTTACTATAAAATTTGGTAGAACCGTAAAAATATCCTCGTTAAAGAACGCCAACTTTACTGTATATACTGATGCGGCAACACCAGTTCAAATTTCTGCTCCCTTTGTAACTATTGATACAATAAAAGATTACAATCAAATTTCAAGAATTCTTAATCTGTACTGGAAAACTACTCTTACAGAGGGTGTCAAATATAATATTTTTGTCACGAATCTTATTGATGCATCTGGAAACATAATAGATCAAGAAAGCATAAAATTTACCCAACCAAATTGTGGTGCAACTCCTTCCACAACCGAAATTTCTGATAGCGCCATAGATCCTGTTTTGATTGAGGACAAATCAATCAAGACAGACATTGATGTAAGTTATCAGATTCTTGCAAAAAATCCTCTTTTTTACATTGATTCAACTGATCCAATTGACGGTGATTTTTATATACCAAATAATTATGAAAATGGAAGAGTTGTCATTGAGTTCAATGCAAGGCCAGCATCAAACTTTTTAAGCACAAAATATTTTATTTGTCAAAGAAAAAAAATACAAAGAACACCCTCAAGATGGGAAGATGTTGCGGCAGAAGTAAAAATTCATTCGTGGAAACCAGAAATATATATTGACTTTCCATCGCTTGAAGACGCAACGCCTTCTTATTTCACAGAAGGAAAAAAATATTTTCAAAAAGGATACAAATATAGAATTACAGTTTCCAAAGATGTTGGTATATAATATGGCAAATTTTATTTACAAAAAAGCCAAAGAATCAATGTTAAATGGGGATATTGATGTTAATGGAGCTTCTTTGAAAATAATTTTGGCAAATAAATCTTTATATACAGCAAATTCTTCGGTAGATCAATTTGTGAGTGATATTCCAGCAAATGCAATTGTAAAAATATCAAATTCGATTACAAACGTAACAACCGCTCTTGGAACACTGGATGCAGACGACCTTGTAATTCCAGAACACGACGGTACAGAATTTGATGCAATTATAATGTTTCAACAGGGTGCAAGTGACGAAAGTTCAAGATTAATTTTCTATATAGACAATTCAGCTGGCTTGCCATTTGAGGGTAATACTGGCTCAATTCCAATTACTATAATTTGGAATGATGATTCAAATAAAATCCTAACCCTTTAAGAGGTTTAAATGCCAACGTCATATCCGGGATCTTTAGATAACTTAATTAATCCAACCGCGTCAGATACGCTTAATTCCAACACCGTCCCCCATCATGCTCAGCACGCAAATATCAATGACGCCGTAGAAGCTATACAGACTGTTTTGGGTATAAATCCAGCTGGATCACATTTAACATTAAAAGACAGAGTTATTAGCGCAGAAACACAAATTGCTGATCAATCACTCTTAAATGGATTGGTTGATGTTACTATAAACTCGGTAGCATATGGTCAAATTTTGCGCTACAACGGCACAGTTTGGACGAATTACAATGAAGAAAATTTATTAGATGGAGGCAACTTTTAAATGGCTAATACAATTAGAATTAAAAGAAGGTTAAGTGGTTCATCTAACGCACCAGAAGGACTGCAAAATGCGGAACTAGCATTTAACGAAGTTAATGACATTCTTTATTATGGCGAAGGCACTGGTGGGGCAGGCGGCAGCGCAACTGCTCCGATAGCAATTGGTGGTTCTGGCGCTTTTGTAACTCTGTCAGATTCACAAACAATTTCTGGAAATAAAACATTCACTGGTACCGTTACCGTTCCCGCTCCGAGCACAAACGGCCATGCTGCTACCAAACTTTATGTAGACAATGCAGTTTCCAATGTTGCAACTACATTTACAGTTGCTGGCGACAGCGGCACGCAGACAATTACAACAGGAGCTGATACTCTCACAATTTCTGGTGGTACGGGGCTCACTTCAATTGCAGCCGCAACGGATACGGTTACAATTAATCTTGATAACACAGCTGTCACACCCGGTAATTACGGCACGGCTGCCGTGGTGTCTACTTTTAGCGTTGATGCACAAGGAAGACTAACCGCTGCCGGAAATTCGTCAATCAATATAAACTCCAGCCAAGTCAGCGATTTTACAGAAGGTGCTCAAGACGCATCTGCAGCACTATTCACAAATGGTTCACATTTGGGGATTGCCGCAACTTACGATGATGCGAACGCCAAAGTGAATCTTAACGTCAATGATTTTACCATTACTCTTGCTGGAGATCTTACTGGTAACGTAACGGTTACAGATCTTGCAAACGCCACTCTCACCGCCACAATTGCAGCAGATTCTGTTGCTCTGGGCACTGATACAACTGGCAACTATGTTGGTTCTGTTGCCGCTGGAACTGGAATTTCCGTTTCCAACAACGGATCAGAGGGTGGAACATATACGGTCACAAATTCTGGCGTTCTTTCACTTACTGGAACTGGTAATCAAATTGCGGTTTCCGCTGCAAGCGGAAATGTCACACTTTCTTTGCCGGATAATGTCACTATACCCAATGATCTAACGGTGACTGGAGATTTGCTTGTTCAGGGGAATACAACGACATTAAATACAGCCACTCTTATAGTAGAAGATAAGAATATAGTTTTGTCAAATACTTCATCTCCCAGTGATGCATCTGCGGACGGCGCCGGAATTACTGTCAAGGCATCTGCGGATGGATCGACCGACAAAACATTCAATTGGGTTGATTCAACTGATTCCTGGACCTCTTCTGAGCACATGAATCTCCTTTCTGGCAAAGAATATAAGATAAATGGCTCAACGGTTGTTAGCGGTAATTCGCTTGGTTCTGGCATAACCAATTCTTCTCTTACTTCCGTTGGAACAATTTCTACAGGCGCTTGGCAGGGCACTGCCGTCGGAATTGCCTATGGTGGAACTGGTGCAACCACCGCATCGGGTGCAAGATCAAATTTGGGACTTGCCATAGGAACAGACGTTCAAGCTTACGATGCAGAGCTTGCAGCGTTGGCTGGTCTTTCTTCAGCCGCAGATAGACTGCCGTTTTTTACCGGCTCTGGTGCCGCGGCACTTGCGACTTTTACAAGCTTTGGCAGATCTTTGGTGGACGATGCGGACGCCTCAAGTGCAAGGACAACCCTGGGCCTTGGTACCATTGCGTTACAAAATGCTAACAATGTCAACATTACGGGTGGAACCGTTGATGGTCTAACAATTGACGGTGGTACCTTCTAATAAAATATATTTTAAGGAAGGTTTAAATGCCAACGCCCACAATCACCAAAGGACAGTTAGCGCTAGATCCAGTTAACGGAATAATCTATTATTTAGATGATTCCAACGCCCTGGTTAACACAACACTGCGCTGGAATCAATCGTCCGCAAGTACCATAAACACAGAAGATAATGTAAACATTGATGGTAGCGTCACTATTGATGGCAATTTAATCGTCAATGGTTCTCAAACTTCAATTGAATCAACCGCAGTTTATGTTGAAGATCCAATTTTTACTCTTGGTGGCAATACTGCCCCCACTTCAGACGATAACAAAGATCGTGGAATTGAATTCCGTTGGCACAATGGAAGTTCTGCAAAATTAGGATTTTTTGGTTTCAATGATTCTACTGGAAAATTTACCTTTATACCAGATGCAACCAACGCATCGGATGTATATTCTGGAACCAGGGGAACTCTAGATGCCAACGTGCCATGGGATAATGTAACAGATAAGCCTGGTTTTGTGTCTACATTGACCGGCACTGCGAATGAAGTTGAAGTCAGTGCCTCTACTGGAGCAATTACAATCGGCTTACCCGCAACAATTAATGTCAATGTCAGCGGCAATGTTTCTGGACAAGTGTCGTCAATTTCAAACCATTCCATCAATGCTCTTTCTGATGTGACCATTACCAGTCCAGCAGATGGAGATTTCTTGAGATGGACTGGATCTGAATGGATAAATGACGCCGTAAATTTGTCTACAGATACGATTGGCAATTATGTTGAGTCGCTTGTTGCTGGAACTGGAATAACTCTCACAAATAATTCTGGCGAAGGTGCAACTCCAACGATTGCCGTGGCGACAAACACCTATGAAGCACACGGCGCTGTTGCTTCCCACGAAGCCGACACGACGAACATTCACGGAATTGCCGATACTTCTGTTTTGGTTACTCTTGCTGGAACGCAGACTCTCACAAACAAAACTTTGACCAGCCCGACCATCACAGGAGTTTCGCCAACTGTAACTCTTGCGGGTGATTTGACCGGTTCCGTTGCCTTAACCAATCTGGGGAACGGCACGCTTACTGGTACCATTTCAAATAATTCAGTATCGTCAAATAAGTTGAACCTTTTGTATCCTAATACAAGCGCATTCCCCAACGCTTCGACTCATCATGGTTCAATAGCGCACAGTCACGCCGATGGGGCTATGTTTTTTGCCCATGGTGGCAACTGGATAAAAATGATAAGCGAAGATGACGGCTATGTCGCATCTGTAACTTCGGGAAATAACATAGTTATTACCAATGATATTGGAGTGGGAGGCCTTGATCCAGTTATAGCGGTAGATGATGATCCGTCATTTGGAAATGTTTCTGCAAGTTCTTTGACCATTTCCAGTATCGAAATAGATCCAACGGGAGCAGAAAATAATCAAGTTCTTAAATACAGTCAAGCAGAAAGCAAGTTTATTCCTGGAAATGCAAGTATTGTTGCTAATTTGAACGATCTTTCCGATGTAGTGATATCTTCACCATCCAATGAACAAGTTCTGCGTTACAATAGTGCGTCAAGTCAGTGGGTAAACGCAACCGTTTCCTTCGGTGGTGGTGGCGGCGGCGGGGAAGTAAATCTTGAAGTTGATGGAGGAAATGCAACTTCTGTTTACACTTCTCCTTCAGTTATAGCTCCAATTGATCGTTATATGGTGAATGCAAAAGGTGATTTGATAGTTGGAAGTGCAGACAATACTGTGATAAGATTAGCGACTGGAACAAATGGCTATTTCTTAATGGCAAATAGTTCTACGGCAAGCGGTCTTCAGTGGACAAATGTTCTAGATGGTGGAGCGCCCTGATAAAATATGGCTAACGTTATAGTTTTAAAAAAATCTGGTACTGTTTCTCAAGTTCCAAGCACTCTTGAATCTGGCGAGCTGGCCCTAAACTATGCCGATGGCAAATTGTTTTATAAAAATACCTCGAATTCAATCATAGCATCAAGGCTAATCACGAACATAGTCGGTACTGCAAATCAAATTACGGTTAGTGAAGCCAACGGCACCTATACCGTTTCTTTGCCATCCAGCATCACCTTATCAACTGCAAATTTGACCTCTCTTTTTGTTGATTCAATAGAAATAGATACAACTGGAGCGACCAATGGACAGGTATTAAAATATAATGGGACAAAATTTGCTCCAGCAGAAGATTTAAATTCAGGCGGCGGCGGAGCTGCTGGTTCTACGTATCTTGCAACAATAGGAGATGGCACGAATACGGTTTATGCTTTAACTCATAATCTTGGAACAAGAGATATTTTAGTATCGGTTCGCAACGCCAATTCTCCATATGAAACCTATTTAGTTCAATGGGAAGCAACTACTTCTAATACGGTAACTTTAGATTTTCAAAACGCTCCTTCTTCCAATTCCGTAAGAGTTGCCGTCTACGCTGCGATACCAGCCGATAGCGTTCTTGAAAATCAAGATCTATCTATATTATACTGGATGGACACAATTTAATATGGCATCATTAACTCCCAAACTTCTTTACAGCGGCAATGATACTGGCGCGAACGCCTATAGTGTTTCAAACACAAGCGGAAACTACACTATTATTAAATCGATAAATATATGCAATACTTCGGGTTCAGACAAAACTTGTTCTTTACACATCCTTCAGGACGCAAACGCCGCAGCTGCCAACAACAAGGTTCTAAGCAATGTTACCGTTAGCGCAAACAACGTGCTTTACTACAACACTTCTTTGGTCATGCCGGCAAATAGTAAAATTTACGTTTCTCAATCAACAAGC